TTGAGTCTCGGCAAAGTCTAATGCTACATCTTGTATCTGCTCTACCTCTTTGGCAAATTCTTTATCTTCTTTTAGCCAATCATAATATGTTGTTCTTCCTACGCCTACCTTTTTGCAGGCAGATGTAACTACTCCTAATGATTTTTCTAATGCAGATAGCATTGCTTTTTTATGGTGTTCGGTTTTGTTCATCTGTTTAGCTATTTAAAAATTCATTTCTAACACTTGGCTCTCTATACTTACCTCCTAATTTAGTTGTAATAGTATTGCTTGTTACGTCTTTTACTCCTCTTGCTTTTACGCAGTAATGTACTGCATTTATTTTAACTGCAATATTATCTGTGTCAAGAATACATTGTAAGGCGAAGAATATTTGTTCTGTTAGCCTTTCTTGTATCTGTGGTCTCTTAGCAAAGAAATCTACTATTCTATTTATTTTAGAAAGTCCAATTACTTTTTCGTTTGGTATATAACTGACTCTTGCGAAACCATCAATAACCACAAAATGATGCTCACAAGCACTTGCCATACTGATATTGTCTACTGTTACCATTTCATCATATTTCATTTTATTTTCAACGGCAGTACATTTAGGAAAATTATTATAATCTAATCCATAAAACATCTCATTCAAAAACATCTTAGCAACTCTATCAGGCGTACCTTTTAAACTATCATCATTTAGGTCTAAATTTAACTCCTCCATTATCTGAGAAAACAAACTTACTATATTTTTATGCTTTTGTTCTTTATTAATTAATTCTCCTGTCATAGGAGTTTCAACACCTTTATTGATTAAGTATTGGTGTATCTTATTTCCGAGGTCTTTATCTTTTTTCATATTGGTCTATTAGGTCTTTAATGGTTGTTACTTCTTTTAAGTTATAAAATTGACAGAGCCTTAGTATGTTATCTTCCACAGTTTCTGTTCGGTTCTCTCTTTGCTCCCAAGGAAATACTATCCACACATCTTTATATTCTTCTCTCTTGTCTATTAAGACTTCAAAAGGTTTGTTATGTTTGTCGTATCTTGCTTTTGTCTTGCCGCTATCAATTAGGTCGTCTATAATTACGTCAGCATCTTCTATATTATTTGTTGCATTTCCTGTTAGTCCTGCTACTATAACTCCTCCTCTTGGTACTCCATAGTATTTAGTGTTCTTAGGATATCGTTCCTGAATAGCATTGAGCCTTTGGTAAATTAATTTCCAATCTATTACTTTCATACTCCTGTTTTTTTATTCCAAATATCTATATGTAACCTTGTAGTAAAGTTTAAGTAATTATCTTTTGCTAATTCAACTACTCTCTCTTTATTCTCTGCTAACAATTCTTGATTTTCTCCTGCAGGCATCAAATAAACTTTTTCTCTATCTACTATATCAAGGTAATAATCTTGTATCTCTTGCCATTCCTTTTCAGCATTTACTACAAATTTAAAAATAGTATTCCTTTTGTTCAGCACTTCAATAACCTCAGGCTTGAATGTCATATTGTTATCCATACCACTATTTCTTAGTTTAGGACTACAATTCCATAAATCAATAAGAGGTAAGATAAATTGGTTAGGCAAGATAGTTCCATTAGTTTCTACTTCAAAATAGGCATCTTGGTTAATAGTTTTCTTAACATAATCTATAAATTCATAAAGACCTGCTTGTTGCATCATTGGCTCTCCACCTGTTAGAATAATATGAGCACCATTTCTAATTGCCTGTACACAATCTTGTGGCAATATATCTGAAACCTTCTTTGCCTGTGCCTTCATCCATACCTCAACTGTATCGCATCGCCATTCAGCTCCGTTATGCAGTTCTTTATCAAATTGTGTACCCATACCGCCACACATTAAATTACAGCCTCCTAAGCGTACGAAAACACTTGGAACGCCTACTGTCTTACCTTCTCCCTGAATAGAGTAAAAGACTTCACTAATTGCTAATTTCTTCATATATAACTTTACTTGATTTTGTTTCTGCAAATTCTATTTTTATAATAGGTAATTTTGCCTCATTTTTAATTCTTTGGAATAACCATATTGCCATATTTTCAGCACTTGTTTCAAATGGTACAGTTTTGTATTCTTCTCCTGCTAAATTTAAAAGTTCAACCAAAGGGTCGTCTTGACTGAGTAAAAAATAATGGTCGTATTCCTTAATAATTGGCTCTACTAATTTATCTATATCGCTAAACAGCATAGTAACACCATTTTCCATATTCTTAAATTGGAACGTGCAAGTTACATCGTATGTATGTCCGTGGGGTCTACCACATTTTTTTCCTGCCTCTTTGTTTCTATGTCCTGCATAAAAATAATACTTTTTTTCTATCTTAATCATTGAACCATATTTTAAAAATTTCTTTATTCGTTTTAATTTTTGGAGAAGTAGGTAATAACTTTCCTTCTATTGCTGTTGTTACCATTTCACAACTTTGTTCAAAATCGTCATATAAGTATTCACTTGAATAAATTTCAGGGTAAACTAACCTGTTAGGTAATATAGGCACACAGCCAAGTTTAGTTGCCTCTTGCACTCCATAACCAAAATTCTCTTGCAGGGCAAAACTAACAACTGCCTTACTCTTATTCAATAGGTTGTAATATTCTTCTTTAGTAAAATTTTCTTTTTGAGTATTTATAAATCTATAAGGCAATTTCTTTGCCATTAAGTCAAATAAGTATGGTTGTTTCTCGTCTACATTTCGACCATTAAAAATAACTATATCTTCCTTATCTACTTTTGGTAAATCTAATCCTATTTCATCTATGGGTAATCCACTTACTATAATTTTATCAGCGTTTACCATTCTTTTTTTAATCACATCTTGCTTGATAAATTCACTTGCTACAAAAATCTTATCTGAGAAATCAAATATTATCTCCTCCATACCTTTATAGACTCTTTCCATATCTCTAACAAAGTCTGTATCAGTAAAGCTACCTGCGTGTAATACTCCTCTTACTTTTATATCATATTGACTGAAATAATTAAGGTAAGGTACTGCGAGTAAGGAAAAGTTCCATATATCTGTTACGAATAAAATACATTTCTTTGGTATTTCTCCTTTAAGCAATAATTCTATAAACTGATTAAACTGATGAAATTGTCTATAAACTGTATTATCACTATCTAAAAAACTTCCATTTATTATTTTGCTGCCTTTAGATGGCGTTACAGGCTCAAGGTAATTATAAGGTATATGATTATCGTTTAAATAGCTTAGAATGTCTCTATCGAGGTGTGTCGTATATCTGCTATCTATATGTTCAATAGGTGCATATATTAACATAGTATTGCACCGTTTTCATTATCTTCTAATACCTCTACTAAATTAAGTTCAAAAGCATTTTTTAAAAATTTTGCTATACTTTCACAACTCATATCAAAAAAGTTATTACAACGAAATTCTTCGTCCCAAAATTCTGTGCAAATAAGTTCTTCTATATCTCTTTTCAATTGAATTATTTCTATATCTCTATCATCGTGAGTTACTTCTTTTTCTACTCTAATGTGAAAAATATGTCGGTGCAAGTTTTTTAAAAACCTTACCTCATCTATATCGCAGTTACTCCAACTGTGTACTCCTTCTATTTGTAATTTAATTACTATTCTCATAATTTTAGATTTTTAAACTTTTCATAAGTCATTGTTCCTTTCATCATTTGCTCATCAAGATATAAGACAGTTTTAGCTTGTTGGCTATTTGCTATTGCTAAAAATAAATTAATTCCAAGCCTTTTACTATATTTTTGATATTCTATATATGCTATTGTATTAATTAAAACTGCTATACTCTTAGAGCCTTTGTGGTTTTCTAAATTACTAAACATCTTTGGAGTAATCTTTAATTGCTCAAAAATTAATTGTAGTTTAGTTGGCACAGGTTTTTTTCTTGTTAAAATATCTCGATACGAAAGTCCCTTCATACCCTCATCAAAATAATTTAAGATACCATACACTTGTGAAGACTGTACCCAACTACTACTATCTACTGAATGTAGAGGTAACTGATACATTTTAGGGAAGGTAACATAACCAAGTGCGTGTATTTTAGACTGAGTATGATTATAGACATCTTGTATTCTTTTTGTCAGCCAATCTCCTTTAGTAGTAACTCCACCTGCTACGCAAATATGCTCGTTGTTTAATGCCGCACTTTTTAAATAACCAAAATCATTATCAGCCATAGTAAATACAAACATAGGATTGTACTCTCGTCTAAGCATTTCTTCATAATTATACTTACTCGCCTCATCGTTTCCAATAACATCAAGCATAACATATTTTTCTACTTTGTGAGCGTTGTCATCAAGGTACCGACAATAACTATCAAGAGTTAGCCAATCTCGTTTTTGTTTTGCGTTAAATAAAGTAAAAGCACCGCTGTCTAACATTACGTTTGCAGTTCCATTTAGACTCTCTCCTACAATTAAGTCATTAAATGATTTATTTTTACCTGCGTAAGCATAACTAATTAATATGTTTAAGTGTGTATCATTTGACTTCACAACCAAGATAGTTTTGAGTTATCCAATCTTTTAATTCATTGGTAAATTTTTCTTTTACATCTAAATATTCATCAGGAATAGTTATAATAATTTTATCTGACTCAGGATTCGGAGCCTTAACATCTTCATCAATATAATCAAGTTCTCCCCAATCGTGTTTAATTGCATCAAGACCCCAATCACTTAATACGTCTAAGTCAAATTCATTACCAAGCAAATCCCAATCCCATTCTCCAAAACCTACGTTATCTTTTATGATAAACTGTTTTTGTTGTTCAAGTGTTAAATCAGTTGCTTTTAAAATCCAAACCTCTTTGAGTCCTGCTGTCTTACAAGCCTTTAATCTCATATTACCTCCTAATACAATCATATCTTCATTGACTACAATAGGTCTTAGTTTAAGCATTTCAGGAAATTCTTTTATAGAATTAACTAACTTTGTAAACTTGTAATCTTTTATAACTCTTGGGTTATCAGGATTTGCTACTACCTTTGATATTTTTACTAATTCCATCTAAATAAATTATATATGTATGTAAATATAACATATTTTTTTTAACAGTTATTACTAAATGCACACTAATACCTTTCCTGTACTATCTTGTTTAAAATCATCTGTCTCCAATCTTCTAAATACTTGCTGTACATTCTATACATTTCATACTGATTTACTGAATGTATAACTGTTGAGTGGTCGCAGGACTTGCCTTTGCTTTCCATATAGTCTTTTATCCAATGATAGGTTGCTCCGTAGTCTTCCCTGAGAATAACATAAAGTAAGGACCTCGCCTCAATGTGGTCTCTTTTTCGAGTGTTGTCAAATATATCTAATCCTGATACTAATTTCACTAATCCTGAAATGTAATCT